CATTGAAGACAAGGAAGGAACGTGGTGGGGAATCATGGTTATGGAAGAATTCGACAACGAGGCCGACGCTGCGGAATGGTTCGAGGGGATCATTGACCGCGACATCGCCGTTGTTGAGTTGGAAACGGACGTGGTGACGCATTAATGGGCATGGGTGGCCGTCCCAGCAAATTCACAGACACGCTCGCTGCCGAAATCTGCCGCCGCCTCGCTGAGGGGGAGAGCCTGCGCGCAATCTGCAATGACGACAAAATGCCGGGCCTTACGACAGTGCGAAAATGGCTGGCGGCTGAGAGCAATGAAGAGTTTCGGCTACAATACGCGCGCGCGAGAGAAGAGCAGGCGGATTTCTACGCAGACGAGATGATCGAAATTGCGGACACCACGGACGATCCGAACAAGGCGCGGCTGCAGATTGACGCCCGCAAGTGGAAGGCGTCGAAACTGGCGCCGAAGAAGTATGGCGACAAGATCGCCCACACGGGGCACGACGACGGGCCAATCGAAGTGACGTTGAGTCTTAATGCGCAGGGTGACGGTTAAATTCACGCTGCGCCCGGTTCAATCCGAAATCCTGCAAAACCTGAAGCGCTTCAATGTCCTAGTCTGCCACCGGCGGATGGGCAAGACGGTCCTGTGCATCGCACGCCTGATGCAGGCGGCGCTCGAGAACAAGCTGAACGCGCCTCGGTATGCCTACATCGCGCCCTTGTACCGCCAAGCCAAACAGGTTGCCTGGGACTATGTGAAGATGTTTGCCGGGAGCATTCCTGGCGCGACTGTGAACGAGGCGGAGTTGCGCTGCGATCTGCCGAACGGCGCCCGCGTGCAATTGTTCGGCGCGGACAACTATGACGCCTTGCGCGGGATTTATCTCGACGGCGTTGTGATGGACGAATACGCGCAGATGCCGCCGAAGGCATGGAGCGAGGTGATTCGGCCGGCTCTGAGCGACCGCACCGGATGGGCGATCTTCATCGGAACGCCAAAGGGCAAGAACCAGTTCTGGAAGCTGTATTACGAGAACGGCAAGCAAGACGATTGGTATTGCGGCCTGTACCGGGCCAGCGAGACCGGGATCGTTGCCGAAGCGGAATTGGCTTCAGCCCGCCGGGACATGACCGAAGACGAATATGAGCAGGAGTATGAATGCTCGTTCGCCGCTGCGCTGCAGGGGGCTTATTACGGCAAGTTGATGGCGACGGCGGATCGCGAGGGCCGGATTGGCTTCGTCGCGCACCGCCCGGAATTGCCCGTGCACACCGCTTGGGACATTGGCATCGGCGATGATACGGCGATCTGGTTCTTCCAGCAGTTGGGCCCGGAAATCGCGGTGATCGACTATCTGCAAGAGGCTGGGCAGGGGCTCGGCTACTACGCCAAACAGCTATCTGCGAAACCCTACACCTACGGCACGCACTATGTGCCGCACGACTTCAGGGCGCGCGAGTTTGGGTCGGGCAAGTCCCGCCAAGAGCAAGCGAATTCCTTGGGGCTGTCGGTGAAGGTCGTTCCGCAGCTTCGTGTCGATGACGGCATCAACGCGGTCCGAATCATTCTGCCGCGCTGCCGTTTTGACGAGAAGAAGACAGCCTACGGTCTGGAATGTCTGCGGCAGTACCGCCGAGCCTTTGACGAGAAGCTAAACGACTTCAAGCAACAGCCGTTGCACGATTGGGCCAGTCACGGCGCTGACGGCTTCCGCACGCTGGCTGTAGGCATCAAGGACCAATACGTGAAGGCCGCCCCGAAATGGGAGGCCGCACAGACCTTCGAGGAAATGTTCCAGCATCACATTGGACACCAAAAGGACAATAGGATTTGAAGAAACGCACCGCGCGCTTTTGGCATGAAGAGCTAAAGGCGGAAGCCAGATCCACCGACGACATGTCGGGCGGCGAGAAATGGCGGGCGCGGGCGAAGAAGGTTGTCGCCCGGTACAAAGATGAGGGCAAGAACAAGGGCAAGCGGTTTAACATATTCTGGTCCAATGTCGAGACCCTGAAGCCGACCCTGTTCTCGCAGATTCCCAACCCGGACGTGCGCCGGCGGTTCCGCGATCAAGACCCCGTGGGCAAGATCGGCTCGGAGATCGTAGAGCGCGCCCTGTCCTATGCGCTGGACGACTACGACGCAGCGGAAGTCTATGAGGGTGTGCGTGACGATGGCTTGATCGCTGGACGCGGTCAGGCATGGATCGAATACGAACCGATCATCAATCGCGAACGCCCTGAGTTGGTCGAGGCGATGGACCCGATGGGTTCTGACCCGATGGAGACCCCAATGGGTGCGATGCAGCCGCCGATGGACGCGATGCAGGCCCCAGTGGACGGGATGATGCCCGGCTTGGAGCAAATGCAGCCGCCCATTGAGGCGCCCCGCTACATGCTGGGAGACCGGGAGGTCGAGCCGGACGGCGAAGACGACGAAGGCCCGTATATCGATGAAAAGGTCGATGAGCGGGTGTATTGCGTCTCGGTGCCGTGGCGATTGTTCCGGCACGCTCCGGAAGCGCAATGGAAGGATGTGTGGTGGGTGGCGCGCGGCCACATGATGACCCGCGACGACCTGCACGAGAATTTTGACGAGTCCCTTGGCGCGCGCAAGGTCAAGGATCTGCCGATCCGGAAGTCCGGCGAAGACGAGAAGGAAGACCGGGGCGAGGCGCTGGTCTGGGAGATTTGGGACCGCAACGTCCGCAAGGTCTACTGGGTCCACGACACCTGGAAAGAGGAAATCCTGAAGGAGGCGGAAGACCCGCTGAATCTGGGTGACTTCTTCCCCTGCCCGGAACCGTTCACCCCGATTCGCACGACCGACGATTGGACGCCGATCCCGGAATATGTGCTGTACCAGGACCAAGCGGAAGAGGTCGATAGCATCTCGCAGCGCATCCACGCGATGGTGGGAGCGTTCAAGCCGCGCGGGGCCTATGCCGAGGGCATGGAGGGCATGATCGACGTCCTGAAGGGCGACGAAATGGACCTTGTGCCGATCAAGAATTGGGAACAGTTCCTGCAGAATGGCGGCTTGCAGAACGGCGTCATGTGGCTGCCGCTGGACGTTTTGGCCAACGCCATCGCGGCGCTCTACGAGGCGCGCGACCAGTCCAAGCAAGAACTGTACGAGATCACCGGCATTTCGGACGTCATCCGGGGCTCCACGAAGGCATCCGAGACGGCCACAGCCCAGCAGTTGAAGGGCAACTTCGGCTCCATGCGGATGCAGCCCCGGCAGGTTCCGTTCGCCCGGTTCATCCGCGACACGCTGCGCATCATGGCAGAAATTATCGCGGAGCATTACAGCGCAGAGACGCTGCACCGCATGACCGGCTTGGACGTGCCGCCGGAAGTGATGGAGATGCTGCGGTCCGACAAGCTGCGAGGCTACAAGATCGACGTGGAGACCGATTCCACAATCCAGGCGGACCAGGCGGCCGAACGCGAGGCCCTGGTCGAGTTCGTATCGTCCGTCACGCAGTATCTGCAGGGCGCCGGCCCGATCATTCAAGCATCGCCCTCGATGGCGAAGCCGCTGATGGAAATCCTCAAAATGTCGGCACGGCAGTTCAAGGCCGGACGCCCAGTCGAAGACGCCCTAGACGAGGCCGCAGACGCGGTGATCCAGCAGGCCCAGCAGCCGCCGCCCGATCCCAACAGGGCGGAAGCGGAAGCGGAAATGCAGAAGGCCCAGATGCAGGCCCAGACCGCGATGCAGACGGCGCAGGTCAAGGCGCAGACCGATATGCAGGCCGCACAAGCCCAGATGGCGCTTGACCGGGAGAAGATGCAGATGGAGGCTCAAACCGAAATGCAGAAGGCCCAGATCGACCGGGAAACCGACCTCGAGAAGGCCCGCATGGGGGCGGACGTTGACATTACGCGGGCGGAGATTCAGAGCCGCCAGCAGAGAGAGGTTTGATGTATCCGGTGTTGAACCACGACCCTGAGAAACTCGCTGCGATTGTGGTCGCTGCCGCAAACGAAGCCGCTGCCCATAAGTTTAGGTTCCGCGCAATCTTCGTATTTAGCGATGACGCCGTCATATGCGAGTTGGTCTCGCCAGACGGGATGCGCTTGCACGCGCGAATCAGCGAAAGAGAAATAGAAATGAACGACGCAGCGGGGCTGGCAGGCCTCGTGGAGTCGCGCGTCACCCATGCAATGAAGCGCAGGCCGGAAGAGACCTAATGCCGCGTTGGATATGGCGTGACGGCGAATTTCTAGAGATTCCCAAGGACTACACGCCGCCCCGGCCCAAGGCCCCCTACGTCATCTCGGACCATCACGACGCCTTCAAATCGATGGCGGACGGGCTCTGGTACGAATCGAAATCGGCCTACCGCAAGTCTTTGCGCGCGAAGGGCCTTGTCGAGATGGGCAACGAAATGCCCAAGGAAACGCCTTACACGCCGCCCTCTGCCCGGCAGGACATCAAGGACGCGCTGGAGCAACTGAGCACCGGCAACGCCGCGAAGCCCGCGAATGAGAAGGCGATCAAGGCGTCAATCAGCACAGGGAAAGTAAGCATATGATCGATGAAGAGATTGAAGAAGACGGTGTGGAAGAAGCCACCGAAGAGAAGTCTCTCCGCGACAGCATAAAAGATGCCGTCGGGGATGAGCCGGAAGCCGCCCCGAAACCGGAGCCGGATCCAGAGATCGCGCCGCCGGAGCATTGGTCGCAGATCGACAAAGACGCTTTCAACGACCTCCCGCCGGAGGTCCGGTCGCTCTATCTCGACAAGGCCACGAGCCTTGAGAAGGGCTACAACGAGAAATTCGAAAAGGTCGCCTCCTGGCAAAAGGAGAAGGCGGCGCTCGATGAAGTTTTCGCGCCAATGGCAAGCGAGCTTGCCCTTTACAATGTCGACCGCGTTGATGTTATCCGCCGCTTGGCGGGAGCGCATCAAATGCTCCGGTACGACCCTGAAGGGGCTTTGCGCCAACTGGCAGCGCAGTACGGTGCCGAGTATCCGTTTGCCGGGTCTGACGACGACGAAGGCTTTCTTGATCCTGCGGCCGAACAGCAAATCACCCAACTCAAACAACAGGTTGCCCAGCTACAGCAGGGCTTCCAGGGGTTTCAGGGGCAATACCAATCCTCGCAGGAGGCGGCGCTTCAGCATCAAATCGATGCGTTCCAATCGGCAAAGGACGCTGACGGGAATCTGAAGTATCCGTATTTCGACACCGTGCGACAGCAGATGGGTCAACTCATCGGCGCCGGCGCGGCACAGTCGCTTGAGCAGGCATACGAAATGGCCGTCTGGGGCAATGGCGAAACCCGCCAGCGCCTGATGCAGGCAGACCAGGATCGCGCCGCCAAAGAGGCTGAGGCCAAGCGCAAGGCGGAAGCCGATAAGGCCCGGAAGGCGGGAGCGGCCCGCGTGGCCGGCACGTCGTCGCGTGGAGGATCGGGGAGCGCTCTGACAACTCGGGATGCTCTGGAACAGGCGTGGCAGGGGGCCGCATAGGAGCCTAGATCATGACGTCTCCGAATCTCTCGGAACTCGTCACGACCACGTACCGCAATCGCGAGAAAAAGCTAGCGGACAACGTGACGAACCACAACCCGCTTCTCTACAAGCTGAAGGAGCGCGGGAACATCAAGAAACTGTCCGGCGGGCGAACCATCGTCCACGAACTGGACTACGCCGAAAACTCCACCTTCCAGTGGTACGACGGGTATGAAGTGCTCAATGTGTCCGCGTCGGACGTGCTGAGCGCTGCCGAATACAACTGGAAGCAAGCGGCGGTCAACATTACCATGTCCGGTAAGGAGCGCCGGATGAACGCTGGTGCCGAGCAGATCCTCGATCTGCTGGAATCCCGCATCACCAACGCCGACCGGACGATGATGAACAACATCGCGACTGGTATCGCGTCGGACGGTACGGGAACCGGCGGAAAGCAGATCGGCGGCCTGCAGTTGCTGGTTCCGGACGATCCGACCACCGGCACGGCGGGCGGTATCAACCGGGCGAACTTCTCGTTCTGGCAATCGCAGGTCTACGACGCGACCACCGACGGTGGCGACACCACAAGCGCGAGCAACATCCAGGGGTATATGAATGCGCTCTGGCTTGAGTGCGTGCGGAATGGCGATTCGCCTGACATAATTCCCGCCGGGGCGAACAAGTTCAAGTTCTACTGGGATTCGCTGCAGGCCATCCAGCGCATCACCAGTCCGAAGAAGGGCGCCGCCGGTTTCCGGACCCTGGAATACTACGGGCCGGGCGGTATGGCGGAGGTGTTCTACGACAGCAACATCGACACCAACCGGATGTATTTCCTGAATACCGAGTTCATCAAGTTCTGCGTCCATTCGGAGGCCAATTTCGCGCCTTTGGAGGACAAGTCCTCGGTCAACCAGGACGCGATGGTCAAGCCCATCATCTTCATGGGCAACCTCACCATGTCCAACGCCGCCCGCCAGGGCGTCTTGAAGGAGTAACGATCATGTCTTTCATCACTTCTGGCGTGATCGGTGTTAACCTCACCGAGACCGTTGCCGGCACCGGAACTTTGAGCGATCAGGGCAACCAGTACAAGGTTGGCACGATTGCACTCGCCGACGAGGGACAGACGTTCATGTATGTCCACGCGGCTGGTGCGGTTGACCAGTACGATTTCGTGTCCATCGATGAGGATGGCGAAGCAACGGCGCTGGCGGATGCTGGCGGCGCGGCGGGCCATACTCTGGGGGTCGCGCAGACGGCCCTGGCGGACAACGATTTCGGCTGGGTCTGTGTCGATGCTCCAAAGGGCGGCGTGAATGGCAACATTCTCGCGTCCTGTGCGGCGGACACGGAAGCCTTGTTCACCACTGGTACGGCGGGTCATGTCGATGACGCCACCTCTGCCGGCGCGATTCGCCTTGTCGGCGTGGTTGCGGTCGCTGCTGCGCCTGCCGCCAACACCAACAAGGAAATCATCATGCGGAACGCGCGATTCCAGTCGTAAGCGTTCCCGGTGTTTCTGGGAAAACACGCAACCCTGTCCCGGACGCGGTGCTTCGGCATCACGTCCGGGGCGCTCTTTTGCGCAATCTCCCGGAAGTTGACGGGTCGCGTTCACCGCATGAACGCGCTATGGTCATTGTCGGGTCTGGCCCGTCGATTGACCTCGTGGATCCTGACGAGGGTGACATTTTCACGCTTGGCGGCGCCCACGATCATTTGATTTCCAAGGGGATCATTCCCCACGGCTGGATCAATGCCGACCCGCTGCCTTTGGTGGCCGGGTATGTGTCGGCACCGCATCCGGACGTGACCTACTACATCGCTTCACATTCGCATCCGTTCGTCTTCGACGCCCTGCGAGAGAACCGCGTGGTGCTCTGGCACAACAACTGCGGAGCGGGGACGGAACGGATCATTGCGGAGACGCAAAACCACCTTTCGGGCACGGTCAGAATGATGGTGTCAGGAGGCCCGACGGGGGCTACGCGCGCTCCGTTCCTGGGGGATGCCCTGGGCTACCGGAAATTCATTTTCTACGGCGTCGACGGGTCCGGCGGATACGGCGCGAAGCATATCCGGACGGCCGCCAATGCCGAACGTGTGGTCATGGACGGCAGACCGTTCGATGTGCCGCGCGGATTCATTCAACAGGCTATGGCTTTGGAGGCAATGATCTGTGGCTTCCCCGAATGGAGCATCGAAATCCGGGGAGACGGGTTTATGGCCGCCGTCTGGCGAGCCTGTCTCGACAGAACAGATACGGGCGAATGTCCGCAGGAACGCGCAGAGGGGGTTGCCTGAGCCTGGACGGGCAAGGGGAACAGTCAACATTTGCGCTGGAGGATCTTCGCTCGATCCGAAGAAAATCAAGGGCCGGAAACAGATTTGCGCGGTCAACCAGGCTCACGATCATCTGATCGAGCATGGGGTGATCCCGCATTGGTGCGTCTTGGTCGATCCCGTGCCGGGGGTGGCCGATCTAATCACGCCGCACCCTGGCGTCGAGTATTTCGTGGCCTCGCAGTGCGATCCGGCGGTCTTCGACAAGCTGGCCGGTTACACCGTGCGGCTGTTCCATATCGGCAACAGCGCGCCGATAGACGATCTGGTTTCCTCATCCCTGAGAGTGGATGGGGGGACCGGAGCGATCCACCGGGCGCTGTCCCTGCATTGGCTGCGCGGCTGCACGGTCTTCCATCTGTGGGGGTTCGACTGCAGCGGGCAACATGCCTACGCACACCGGGTCAATCCCGGTCCGGAAGGCGTTCCCGTCGAGTTGTTCGGTCAGACCTACGTGACGACGCCTGGTTTGTTGCGACAGGCGCGGTCCTTTTTTCGCCAACTCCGCAACATGAACGCGATCCGCCCGCCCGTCGTGCATGTCCACGGGGACGGCCTGGTCGCGGCACTTATGAGGACACATGGAAGACGAACAGTATTGGATTGCGGTCGGTCAGGATGAATCCGACACGGCCAAGGCCCTTTTCTACCATGAAACGATGGTCGATCAGGCCGCGACGGACCGCGAAGGCCATGTGGTCACGCGCAACGTCGAGCGGGTCAAGATCCTCGTGCCCGGCGATGACAAATCCGTTGTCGACCGCGTGGTGACGGACAAAGACAAGAAACGATGGCCAGAGGTCTATCAGCGGTTCCATGAACGCCGCGACCGTCAGGTGATCGACGGCACCGACATTCGCGAATGGCCCTACCTGACGCGGGATTGGGTCGCAAAACTGCAATTTCTCAATGTCCACACCATCGAGGAAATCGCCAAGGCGCCCGACTCTCTGTTGGAGAAGATGGGGCCCGGCGCCCGCGACCTGCAAGCGCGCGCCAAGGTCTTCCTGAAACCGGCGACGGCCAAGGAATCGTCCTGGCACAAGGAACGGAAGGCGATGGAACAGCGCATTTCGCAACTGGAAAGCCAGCTTCGCCAACCCAAGAAAGAACAGGAGGCAGCATGATTCGCGACTATATCGCAGAGGCCATTCAAACCGGCCTCGCCGCGCGCTACACCAGCCAGGGTATGCCACGGCAGTATATCTCCGAGGCCCGCTACCGCGAAGCAGTCGATGCGGTCTGGGACGCCGTGAGCCCCCACCTAACCACTGCCATTTCCGAGCAGGTGAATGTGATCGAACATGGCAACCCTGCTTAGTCTTTGCCAGGACGTCGCCGATCTGGTCTCGTTGGAGCGTCCCACGGCCATAGTGGGCTCCACGAACCAGACCGCGCGGCGGTTGCTGCAGGTTGTGCGCGAGACGTGCGAGGAGTTGAAGGACCGGCATCCGTGGCAGAAGCTGATCCGCGAGCATACAATCACGACAGCGGACGCCACGGCCTCCTATGCGCTTCCGAGCGACTATGACAGATATGTCAATAACACGGCCTGGGACCAGACGAACTATTGGCAAATCAGGGGCTCCCTGACGCCCCAGCAGTGGCAGTTCTACCAGAACGCCATCGTCTCTTTGCCGGCCAACCGGAAGCGGTTCCGGGTCAAATACGACACGGCGAATTCAGCCGAGCGCATTTTCATCGATCCCACACCGACGGCTGTCGAGACGCTGGTGATCGAATATGTGACCAATCAATGGTGCGAGTCTTCGGGGGGGACAGGGCAAAGCGCCTGGACGGCGGATACGGACGTTTCCCTGCTTCCGGAGGAATTGATCCGCCAGGGCGCCCGTTGGCGCATGTTGCGCATCGGCGGCTTTGCCTACGCCGACGAGCGGGCCGATTACGACAGCCGCACCGCCCAACTGATCGCCAATTCGGTTCCGTCCTCGACCATCAATCTTGGGGCGCAGCCTGATTTCCTGTTCAATCTCCCGGAGGGCAACATTGCGATATAACCCCCGCGTCATTCAACAGATGCGGGGCCGGCCCCGGTCCACCATGCGCAGCGTCACCGCTCCCGTTGGGGGGTGGAACACGCGCGACGCTCTAGATTCCATGCCGCCGACGGATGCCATTGTCTTGGACAACTGGTTTCCAGAGACCGGCAAGATTTCTGTGCGCAAAGGCACCTCCCAGCACGCAACAGGCGTTGGGAATGGCGATGTGCAGACGTTGGTTGAATATCACGCCGGAACGACCCGGCAATTGATCGCGGCAGGCGGGGGCGGGCTGTACAACGCCACTTCCGCTGGCGCTGCGACCAGCATTCAGACCGGCTACACGTCGAACAAGTGGCAGGCAGTCAACTTCAACGGTCAGCTTCACCTCGTGAACGGTGAGGATGCGCCGCAGATGTATAACGGCGCGATTTCCACGCCGTCGTGGAGCGGATCGGGCCTGACCAACGCCGATCTGGTCGGTGTGGAGGTTTTCAAGAACCGGCTTTTCTTCTGGGAGAAGGACAGCCAGGACTTCTGGTACGCGGCGATCAATGCGGTGACGGGCACCTTGACGAAGTTTCCCTTGTCGCGAGTCTCCAATCTTGGCGGCAATATCGTCTGCATGGGAACCTGGACGATGGACGCCGGGCAGGGCGTGGACGACCGGCTGGTCATCCTGCTCTCGTCTGGGCAGGCCATTGTTTATGAGGGCACCGACCCCGGCGATTCGTCGGCGTTTGGCATCGTCGGCATTTACAACATTGGCCCGCCGGTGGACCGCCGCGCAATCGCTAAGGTGGCTGGGGATCTGTTCGTCGCGACCAAGGATGGATATGTGTCCTTTGCCGAGGTCTGGCGGAAGGGCCGGCTGCGGACCCAGGAATCGAAGATCACCGGCGCCGCTGTCGAGGCAGCGGGCCTGTATTCCGGAAATTTTGGCTGGCAGGTGCTGCATTACCCGAAAGGGACGCGGGTTCTCGTGAACGTGCCCAAGAATTCAAACGAATATGTCCAGCACGTCCTAAACACCGTCACGGGGGCATGGTGCCGGTTCACGGACATGAACGCCCGGTGCTGGGGGCTCTATAACGACAATCTCTACTTTGGGCATACCAACGGGGTGGTTTTCAAGGCCGATACCGGGGCCGCCGATGCGTCCGCCAACATCACGGCGGAAGCGCAGACGGCCTGGAATGCGTTCCGGACCCCCGTTCCCAAGCGGTTTTCGCAGGCCCGGACCCTGGTTTCGGGATCGGGCGCGCTGTCGCTCACGCAGGGCATTGCCTATGACTTCGGCGAGGTTCTGGTGGAACAAAGCACGTCCACCGAATCGCCCGGCGTCTCTTGGGACGACGTCTATTGGGATGACGAATTCTGGTCCCCGGAAGCAACGACGCGCGACGGCTGGCTTTCAGTCACGGGGGAGGGGCACGCGGCCTCGCTCCGGCTGCGCTACGCCGGGCAGGTCGAGAATCTGGTCTGGTACCGGACGGACTATGTCTATGAAACCGGATTCGGGCTGACCTAATGCAAGTTGTCACGGGCCCCCTCGATTACCTGACGGATTGGGCCGCGAAACGGCTGCGGGGCGTGGAAGGCTTCGACAACCCGGCCGCCATCGGGATTTGCCGCAATAACAAGCTGACCGCCGTCGCGGTGTATACCGGGCTGATCACATGGGAAGGCGGCGGCAATTGTGAAATCAGCTTCGCCGCCGATAACCCGCGCTGGGCAACCCGCCAGGCGCTTTCGGTCGTGCTGGGCACGCCGTTCCGGGTCTTTGGGTGCAGCCGAATCACGGCGCTCATCCGCAAGAGCCACAAGCGGTCCCGCAAGCTCGTGGAGGGCATCGGATTCAAGCGTGAGGGGGCTATCCGCAAGGGTGCGCCCGATGGGTCAACCCTAATCGTATACGGGCTCCTGAGAGAGGATTTCGAGGAAGGCAAATATGGGTAAGCGCGGCAGCAGTACCCCACAATACAATCCGCAGGACTTGATCAACCAGCAGGCCCAACAGAACCGCATCACGCAGTTCGGGCCGCAGGGCAATTTGATCTTTGGCAACGTGGGGTCGAACGGGCAATTCAAGCCGAGCACCGGAGGGTCTGCGGCTTTCCTGGAAGAGAGCCCGTTCCAGCAACGCTTTCGGCAGGGCCGCGAAGACCTTTCCCTGATCGCTCAGGAAACCGCCGCGCCCCGCATCCAGAATCTGCCGCTGGCGCCCATTGACGTCACTCAGTTCCCAGAACGGCAGTTCAATCTCGATTACACCAAAGTCGATGATGCGCCGAGGTCGGGGGGATTCGCGGACCAGATCAATTCCGCCGAGCGGGCCACTTTTGATCGCGGTATGGGGCTCTTGCAACCTGTCTTCGACCGGCAAACCGACCGGCTGGAAACGAAGCTGGTCAATCAAGGGCTACCGAGGGGATCGGAAGCCTTCGGCACCGATTTCGAGGATCTGCGCCGCTCCCAGAATGAGCAATATGGCAAGCTCGCCCTTGATGCCGTGGGAGCAGGCCGGGCGGAGGATTCGCGGCTGTTCGGGCAGTCTATGAGCGCGAGAAATGCGCAGATTCAGGACCAACTCAATCAGGCGTCTTTCCTCAATCAGAACCGGGCGCAAGCGGTGCAGGAAAACCAGGCGCTTCGATCTCAGGAGTTGTCCGAATTGGGCGGCTTGCTTGGACTGCAGCCGGTTCAGCCGATCCAGAGCCAGAGTTTCTTCGGTCCCGCCAGCGTCGATGTGATGGGCCCGTATCAATTGGCCAATCAGCAGGCGATGGCGGCAAACCGGCAATCGAATGCCAACCGCAACGCGATGATGCAGGGCGTCTTTAGCCTTGGCTCGGCCGCAATGGGCGCGTATCTCTAGGAGGCAGCATGTTTCAGGGTAACGGAGTCTTTCTCAAAGACGGTCAGGGCGTGATGCCGGCTGGTCCCGCCGCAGCGCGGCTGCAGGCTGGCAATTTCGGCCCGACACCGAACGGGACGGCCCCGCCGGGGTTTGTCATGCCAGGGATGGCCGATGCCCTTCAGAGTGTGAGCGGGCCCACAAGCAACATCCTGCCGCAAGACGGATCGATGGCCCCTGCGCCGAATGAGGCGCCGCCCGATCTTCTGACGGCTGCGCAGCGGCAGCAGATCGCGCAGGCGTTGGGTGTCGGCGATTATGGCGGCGTGCCGGTCGGACCGACCGCTGACGGCCTGATGTACCGCAGTGAAGCGATGCAGCGGCTGGGCATGACGCCGCAAGAATTCAACATGCACTTCGGAGGCTAACGATGCTGGGATCGTCCGGACAGTCTCAAATCTTCGACCCGATGGCGCGGGCCTTGATTCAGCAATCCCAGACCCAGGCGCCCATGTCAAATTGGCTGCAGCCGCTCGGTCGGCTTGCTCAGTTTGGAGTAGGTCACTACCGGGAGAAGAAGGGCCGGGAGGAGGCGAATCAGCTTCTGCAGAAAGCCTTTGCCGATCCGAACGCCGATCCGCAGAAGATCGCGGCCATGCTGGCGAAGAACCCGCGCACCCAGGGCCTCAGCCAAGGTCTCTACTTGTCCGGTTTGCAGGCCAAGATAAAGAGCAAAGCCGATCTAGCCAACGCGCAGCAAAAGATGGCGATGAAGATCGCGGTGGAGAGGGCCCTGCATCCGATGAAGATGCAGCGCGCTGCCGCCGGGCGAACGGTTGTCACTATCATGAACAAGCGCGAGACCGAGTTCGCGAAGGCGATGGGCAAGGCCGATGCGAAGACCATCGTGGGGGCACAGAAGCAATCCATCGAGGCGTCGGACACGCTGACCAAACTCCAGGCCCTCTCCAAACTTCAGAAGACCATCCCGTCCGGTCCGGGCACGCTGACGCAGGCGCAGGCCGCGCAATATGCCAAGCGGTTCGGTTTGGATCCAAAGGCGCTCGGCCTAACAGGCGATCAAATCGCGAACGTGCAGGTTTTCCAGGCCATTTCCAAGCGGCTGGTCATGCAACAGATGGCAAACCTGAAGGGCGCCGTTTCGGACCGTGAGTGGGGCTATTTGCAGCAGCAGCTTCCCAATCTGTCCAATACGCCGGAGGGCAACCAAAAACTCATCGGTTTGCTGTCCCAAATGGCGCAGCGCCAGGCGCTGAAGTCGAAGATGATGCTGCAGTACCGTCGAGACCCCAAAAATCGGTCGCTCGACGGCTTTGCCGAGAAATGGAACGAATACACCAGGGCCAATCCCCTTATGCCGGACGCGCCTCCGACACCCCCCTCGAC